GGTCGCGTGCACGCGAAAGCGGGTCGCGCTGCCCGTAACGGTGGACCCCTGCCCACTGAGCGCGCCGCTGGTGTCGTACGTTATCGGCCCCGCCTGGGTCAGCAGCAGGGTCAGCAGCATGGATTAGATCAACGCGAAGTTAATTTCGACAGCGACAGTGCCCACAGAAGCGACGGCGCCCTGCACAACTCGGATGCCTGAGTTCTCGCGAACAATCAGTTTTGCGCCTTCGTTGCGAATAATGTCCGCGCCTTGCGCTGCCGCCAAAGCCGATGCCGCGTTGGTTTCCTCTGTGAACACCCATCGCGAGCCAAGATAAGCGCCAGCCGTCGCGCCTCCCGTTGGGGCGAGACGCGCAGTGACTTGCGTAGGAACAACAGCGTCATCGGTATCAAACCTGCTGATCGTTGGCGCAGTCAGCGAGGCGCTGTCGTTTGTTGCTGCGGTGCCACCCGTTCCAACAGCGGTCGTGCGCGTGAGTGCGACTTCGAGACCAACAACGCCGGTAACAGCAGTGTCGATGTCTGGGTAAACGAACACGGACAGCACTTTCATGATCTTGCCAGAGCCGGTAGCGTTGAACAAATCGCATAGCACTTTGTTCGCGCCCACCGCCTGTGAAGGGATTACCAGCCTATAGCGGGCGTTGCTGCCATCAATCTGGCCGTTTTCATCGGCAATACATACCACTTGGTACTCTTTGCCATTGACCAACTGCGTCGCAATTGTCGCGCCTGTGCCAGGAGTTACCTGTATTGAGTCATTTGCTTGTGGCATGTCAGGCGCTCAGTGCGGTGTAGGTCAGGCTTGAGCAGCTCACGGTGTCACCCGCAGCCACGGTCAGGCCGTTGGTCATGTTGATGTCAGAACCAGAAGCTGCCACCGCGCAATGAATGACCACCGTACCCGCCGATGTCTGCAGCGTAGCAGTTGCCACCGGAGAAGCGTTACCTGTCGCATTGGTGTCAGCAGAAATGGCATTGGCCGTGGCCGTGCCGGTGCTGGATGCGCCAAATGCCGTGGCGCTGAGTGACAGCGTTGCCACCGTAGTGCCAGGTGCGGACACCGTGCCAGAGAGACGGAATGCCAGCTTGCCAGAAGCTCCAATTAACGCAGTAACTGCGTCAGTTGCGGCATTACGAGCCGCTGTCGAGTGAGTTACCGCCATCTTGAAGCTCCTTCAATTTCTCTTCGTCCAGAAACCCAACCAGTTCGTAGGTTTCAACTTTGCCGGTTTCCTTGCGCTTGACCTCAACGGTAAACCGTAATTCACCAACCTGACCGCCAAGCTCTATCATGCCAAAAAGCGAAGCTTATACAGGGTGGACAAATACAACGCAACAATCTCATCAATGATATTGTGCAACGGCGTGCAGTCTTTATCCACAATTTTGAAGCGTTCTGCCTCAATTTCGTCCATTTGATCTTGCAAGAACTCCACAATGTTGCCGGTCTTTTTGGCAGACATGAGGGAAATAGGCCCCATTAGGCCATGTTTGCCTTGGTAGGCTTCAGCAAAGCTATCTGCCAAGCCTACGATCTCCTCGTAAAAGCCTTGCAAAGCCATGTGCTTGGCAAAACTACGAGTATTCAGATGCACCGAATGCGCAACATCACGCGCCAAAAACAGCATCCCTACAAAATCAGCAGCCTTCATTGTGGCATCCCTTGTTGAGGCATTTGCATTTCTTCTTGAGGCATCTCAGCGCTCATTGACTCACGGCTAGGCATCTGCCCAATCAAGTCACCTGTGTCCAATGCAGCCGAAATCGTACCCATCACGATATCTTGAATCTGGTCTGGCGTCATACCAGCCTGAACCGCGCTAATACGCTTGGTTTCGGCATCAAACGCCTTGATCTGAGACTCAAAATCCTGCCTACGCTGCTCTTGAGCCTCAATAGACTTCGACACGTTCTGAAGCATCTGGTGCATTTGCTCCATCTCCTGCCCCATCGCCTGGATCTGCTGTTCAGCGGCTTGCAGCTCAGGCGACTTGTCATCGTCAGACAGCAACTTAGGATCAATGGTTTTGGAGAACCGCTTTGCCATCTCCTCAGCCCCAGGCCAGTCCATGTTCTTGATGAACAAGTCACCAGCCACAGCCCACAGTTGCGGATTGCCTTGCAGCAACTGACTCATCGCATCCAAAGACTCTTGGCGCTTGGTCATGTAACTCGGGCCAGTCGTGACGCAAACGTCATACTTACCAACGCCCAAATTGTAAATCTTGTCAATGACAACGCCGTTCTGATCCTCAATCTTACGCACAGGCTCTTGCTGCGTAGGATCAATCTTAGCCATCTTGGTCTCGCCATCCAACCCAATGATCCGCGCAATACGCTGCGTGTCATAGATCTTGGGCGCCATATCAATGATCTGCCGACCGATGTGGCGAACAGCGCGAGCAAGGTTGTCTACATAGTGATACGTGCCCGTATCGCCTTGCTTCTCACGCGCGAGAATAGCCCTGCCAGACCGCTCATTGCTGGTTGCGCCGAGACTCGAATCATACTGACCCGTCGTGCTCTTGATATCGTCCGAAGCGCCCATCTTGGCTTGAATAAGGCCTGTCTGGGCCATTGGAGGCAAGGCACGTTGTGGTAAGGGCAGAACTGCTCCCTGCCCATCCGTAACGTCCGGGTTGACCTCAAGGTAAGGCCAGTTCTGCGTATTGGCAGTCTTCCATTGCTGCTCATACCCCTCGAACTGCCCGCCGTACCCAATGAACGGCGCCTTTGGTGCCAACGCAAGCATCTCAGCCTCTTGGCTAACCCAATAGTTGTACATACGCTGGGCATCCTTGGCATTACGCACCAAGCCCGACACATAGATACGACCATCAACCTCAAACTCGTTACCAACGACTCGAACAACAGGGATATATTTCCCAGCCCAATCTTGCTCTTCCAGAATTTCATAGCCGTTGATCTTGCACCATTTGACCTTCTGAACATCCGCCTGACGAGTGCGAACAGGCTTCATGCCCATTGCCTTCATGTTTCTGTCTTCGGCAGAGCCTTCAAACAAAGAAACATTGCCAGGGTACAGATTCAGGGTCTTCTGTTCATGCTCAACGTAGAAATACTCGGCGATCCGCACCGTATCTTCGTTGACCCACTGCGTTAACGACTGATCCCCCACCCCCAACGTCTGCAACGTGGAAATAGGGTTCGCGTTCGGGAACATCCGTTCGTAATCCTCTTTAAGGATGTCCTCGGTTACAAAGCACCACTTTGCATCAGAGCCACATGGGTCTTGGATCGTCGGATCCATGTACACAGAAAAGGAGTTCCGCACGCGACCAATTTTGATGTCTTGGTCAAACGAATCAGAATCACAATACTCTGTCAGAAGGCGAATGTAGCCCTCACCATACGCAACCTGATTCTCACAGGCCGTGTCGTATGCGACATCAGCGTCAGAGATGTACTCAATGTGACGCATCAGGCCATCAAAGATGTCAGCAACCTCCGTATCCGCCTTGTCATCCACAGGGATGATCTTGATGGCAGGACGGTTTTGGCGCTGGTCGTTCGTGACCTGCCGAACGTGTTGCGGGAGCTTATTGATCGTCAGGCAAGGACGCGCATTGATCGTTTGACCCTGCACAGCACCCCGAGTCGCCAAAACATCAGCAGGCCACTGCCAATGATTGTCTGGCGACCCGGCAAAGAAGCGAAGATCGTCCAACTCATCTTCGCGGCTTTCTGAGTACGCGGAAATCGCCATGTTAAGCCGAGCACGAGCCGTGGCCAGCACGTCAGATTCCGACTTGCCGCCACGCTTACCGCCTTTGGCCACCGATGCCGCTGAACTCAAATCATTCATCCAAGACCCCAATCACGTCAGGCTCACGCATCATAAGGTATTCCTTACCCTCATGCTTCACCTTTTGACCAGAATACTCCCCAAACAGCACATGGTCACCAACCACCAAATCCATCGGCACCAACGAGCCATCTTCCTTGCGAAGACCAGCCCCAACTGCAACCACCACGCCACTTGACATCTTGCTCTCAGGCAAAACAATCAGCCCAGTGGACTTTTCAATATCTTGCTCAATCAGTACGCAGTTGCTTAGTGGAATCAGATTCATTTTTTCTTAAGAGTAGATGGTTTAGATGCTTCACGCTTGACAGAGTACGCAATGGCAACCGCTTGCTTCACAGGCTTGCCAGCATTAACCTCAGCCTTCACGTTTTTGCGGAAGGCTTCTTTGCTGGTGGATTTGACTAATGGCATTACGATCCCATCCAAGAATTAACAGCACCGCCGCTACCCTGCATAGTCACGCGACGCTCGTTTTTTGGATTGTACTCCCTACTTGTCACAAGTGGCGAGTTCGTGACGGTTTCCTTTCCGCAGATTTTCAATCGCTGGTATTACTTGCAAATTGTACGGAGTGTGCAAACCAGATACGTCCTTGCCGCGCAGGGGGATCACATGATCTACATGCCAATCAAAGCCTGTCATCTTGGAACGTAGTTTGGCTAGTGCATATGCTTGGCCAATCATCCATTTTTCGTCTACAGACAGCCATTTTGGAAGACGCGCAAGCAGATCGGCTCGGCGTTTAGCCTTCAGAGCATTCATCAAGTCGCGGTTGCGGCCTCTCCATTCTCGGCTAAATGCATTGCATTTTTCAGGGTTCTTTTTCCGCCAACTTCTGCCCGTTTCAGCGCATCTTTCCTTGTTTGCAAGCCTCCACGCTTTGCTTGACTCAGCATGGGTGTCTGAATACTTTTCTGAATACGCTTTGATTTTCTCTGGGTTCTTTTCGCGCCACTTTGGCAAGAACTCAGCACATCTTTTTGCATGGCAAACCACGCACGTCCAATTCGCAACCCACCTGTCGGCAATGTGACCTTGCTTGCAAGGCCTGCCCGTGAAGTAAACAGACAAACCATTGGCTAGTGCTTCAGCGCGGGTCATGATCCCATCCAACCCGTGGAGGCAGAATTTCCACCGTAATTCTTTACAGCCCTTGACGATTCGCGTTGCTCGCGGTGAGCAACAGGAAATGCAAAGGTGACACAAAGAGCATCTGCCGCATCAGGTGAGGCTAGACCTCGGGCCTTCATCTCTTTTTTGCCCTCCAATTGTATTGTTCCCGTTGAATTCATCTTCTTTAGTGGGCCAGTTAAATCAGATTTAAGCCCACGGTCAACAGGCATTGACGCAGTTTTGAGCCATTCTTTCATTGTACCCCACATTTCAGCTCGTTTATTCAAATACATGATCGGATTCTTGGCCTTCCAGCCAAAGTTTACCCCTCGAACCTTGTACTTTTGCTCGTTAAGCCGATCAAGAATCCCATATCCCAGCCCACCTTCGTCAATGACGGTAAGGACTGGCTTGTACTCCTCAATGGCATCAATGACGTACCCCACAACGGCCATAGTGTCCTCGCCTTTGTAGCGTTTGATTGCAACCAAATCCCGCCCCTGACGCACCACAATTACCGTCGAATCCATCCCCCCACGCGCCGGATCCACCCCAATCACTACTGGCGCCGTTGGGTCTTTGTACC